CATGTCTATCGACACCTACAGAATTGCAAAGGAATTTGACGAATCTTTCGGCACCACGATGGAACCAAGAATGTCCAATTGCAGAGGGCATCTTAAGATAGTTGTCTGTGAAGCATTGAATTAAAGCACCGGCCCACGTGAAGGATGCGAGTTAGTTGGCAGCATCTGCGTAGAGGGTGTTCCTACCAGCTTTATTGTCTTTGCCTTGGACGAGTTTGGCACGCTAAGTGCACGTCCAGATTATATCATTAGGCAACTGACCGGTAGTGATCATGCGAGAACAACGCTCAAAGGCGTCACCATGATCAAATGCGTCTTACTTTGTAAACAACTTAAGTTTAGCGTAAATAACGCCAGCAGCAGCTTGCATTCGAGAGAGGGCTCTTGAACGCGTTAGATCGAAATCTTCAAACAAATCACGCGCTAAGGCGAGAACTTTTGGACTAACGTCCATGTTCATGAGCGTAGATTGCATGTTCTTACGTACAATAGGGAGTAACGTTGGATCAACATCTTTCGAACCAATTGAAAATTTGGCTAGATGTCTAAGCTATAGATCGGGAGTAGTATTGCAACGTTTCCAGTCATCAACCACGAGAGGGCTAATGAGATTGCTTGATAGCAAGCGAGTCTTATTGAAGACAGCAACGGGAAATGGGTCCTTGATGCATACTTAATAAAAGTTGGATTCCCCATTAGGTGAAGGAACCTCCTTTAGTGCAGGGTTTTCAAGGAAGAAGGCATCCATGAGACAATTCGTCTTGTGGATGGGGCTTTTCCGATATTGCTTCTTCTCTCGGTGCGTGTAAGATTGCTTCTTTTCGCTCGTTTGAAGAGAATTGAGAGTGCGGAGTAGGTCGCTCTTAACATATTAGTAGAAAAGAAATAGTGCGACAAAGAAATTAAAAATCACGAATGTGCTAATCGGTGTAATACCAAGTAAGCTTTCGAATCGCCAAACGAAAATGTTCACTAGCAACGAGAAATACACAGTAAGTTTGTGCTCGATTTCCAGCTGTAAGAATGGCCGTTCGACAAGCGTCGATGGGGGATTGGAGCGC